GGGGTTGTCATCCTAAGAGTTTTAACGGCCCAAGCGTTTTCTGCTACGACAGGCTCTCCCACTGAAACTACAGATGGCGATTACACAATCTACACCTTTACTGGCTCAGGGAGTGTTACAACGTAATGGCACATTTTGCAAAAGTAAACGAAAACAACACTGTTGAGCAAGTCGTTGTAGTAAACAATATAGAGTTGCTTGATGCTGAAGGGGTTGAGCAAGAGTCTTTAGGGACCGCCTTTTGTGAGAATTTGTTTGGCGGTACTTGGAAACAAACAAGTTATAACGGCAACATACGTAAAAATTTTGCGGGAATAGGTTATACCTACGATTCCGAAAAAGATGCTTTTATACCCCCGCAACCAGACGGCAACTATGATTTAGATGAAGTGACCTGTCTATGGATTGAGGTAACAGAATAATGGCTATAAAAGACTGGCCCGGTGGCGTAGTAACCGACATCCCTGTAGAACCTTCAGGTAACTATGAGGACAGCGCTGCATCTGGCGTGTGGACCCTTGACCAAGTGTCGGATTACGTCAAACAAGACCTATGGCCCACGCCCGGCAACATAGACCCGGCTAAATACGTGGAAGGTGTTTTCTCGACTTATTTGTATACGGGTAACGGCTCTACGCAAACCATTACTAACGGTATTGACCTTGCGGGTGAAGGTGGCTTGGTCTGGACTAAAAGAAGGTCAACATCTGGCGATCATGTTCTTATTGACAGCGTGAGAGGAGGAAGTAACGCTTTATTTAGCAGCAACACAAGTGCTAACTACAATAACTCTCAGATGATTACTTCATTTAACGCAAATGGTTATGCTCTTGGATCGTATGGGGGTACAAATGATAACGGCGAAACTCTAGTTGGATGGTCATTCCGCAAGGCTGAGAAGTTCTTTGATGTTGTGACTTGGACGGGCGACGGTGTTACGGGAAGGACTGTTAGTCATAATCTTGGCTCTGCTCCGGGGATAATTTTAGCGAAACGAACAGATTCCACCGCGAATTGGGCAGTCTATTCCAGTACTTTAGGTGGAGGGTACTACGCTGCGTTAGACGGCACAGACCCGTTTTATTTAAATTCAAACAGGTGGAACGGCGTAGACGCTACTGACACAGAGTTTACTTTGGGCAGCTCTACTGCGGTTAATGGCTCTGGAGGAACTTTTGTAGCCTACCTATTCGCCTCAGACGCAGGAGGCTTTGGAGACGATGGTGACGAGAATATTATTAAGTGTGGGAGTTATACGGGTAATGGGTCTAGTAATGGCCCAGATGTTAATTTAGGTTTTGAACCACAATTTTTAATGGTAAAAAATACGACTGGCGGCAACTGGGTTATTGCTGACACTATGAGGAGTTTTGGCGTAGAAGACATGGCTAGTCTTTATCCAAATGCTTCCAACGCAGAATCAACTATTATTGCAGGCAAAGGAATTACTCCTACAGCAACAGGGTTCAAATGTATTGATGGCAATGCGACTACTAATCAAAACGCTGCTTCTCACATCTACATAGCCATACGCCGCCCAATGAAGACTCCTGAGTCGGGGACTGAGGTTTTTGCTGTTGATGACAGAGCGTTTGCAACTCCTGCTTTTGTGTCTGACTTCCCTGTTGACCTGTATTGGAGAAGATCAACAATAGCGGGAAACTTTCGCGACTACGCTCGGTTAAGAGGCGATAACTACCTTCAACACGATGGGACAAATGCAGAGACATCCGAAGGAGCTTTTTTTGACTCAAACACAGGCGTAGTTGAAGGAGGTTCTGCTTCTACTACTGATTTAGCTTGGATGTTTAAACGTGCCACAGGCTTTTTTGATGTGGTGGCTTATACGGGCAATACTACTACTCAAGCAGTAACGCATAATCTTGGTGTAACTCCTGAGTTAATAATAGTTAAAGCACGACAATCAAATATAGTTTGGGCTGTTTGGAGCAAAAGTTTAGAGCAGTACGAACTTATTCAGCTAAACACCAGTAATGCAAAAAACGGCGATGTAGGAGATTACGGATACTGGACTGCTACTGTGCCAACTAGCACACAGTTTAGCGTTGGGACTTACGATACAGCAAATAAAGCTAACGAAGGAATGATAGCTTATTTATTCGCCACACTAGCAGGAGTAAGCAAAGTAGGCAGCTACACAGGCACAGGTAGTAACGTAGACGTAGACTGTGGTTTCTCGGCAGGTGCTAGATTCATTCTAATCAAGCGTACAGACTCTACTGGCGATTGGTACGTCTACGACTATTTTAGAGGGATAGTGTCAGGCAATGACCCGTATCTTTTACTAAATACCGGGACAGGCCAAGTCACGAACACAGATTACATTGACCCGCTTAACGCAGGTTTTACCGTAACATCATCCGCCCCTGCTGCGCTTAATGCCAGTGGCGGCTCTTACATCTTCTTAGCAATAGCATAGGACCACGACAATGTCATATCGAATTAGAGAAACAGGCGAGTACGTCGCCACATTTAGCGCATTGAAGTCAAGGTTTCCGGGTTCTTTGCGCGTTACTCAAAGCAAGCTAACTGTAGATATGCTCAACAAAATAGGCGTAGATACAGTTTTACAAGGCCCACAAGCTACAGGAGGCACCGTCTACCAGTACAGCCAATTTGATGGTCTAGAGCAGGTAGGCGACCAGTGGTTTACCAAGTATGTCTTAGGTCCAATATTTACGGATACTACGGATGAAAACGGCGTAACCACTACCGCTGCCGAGCACCAAGCCGAATACGAAGCACGCAAAGATGCCGAACAGGCAAACAACGTGAGGGCACAGCGAGACAGGCTACTTGCTGAATGCGATTGGGTAACAGTAAAAGCAGTAGATCAGAACGCCCAAGACAGCCTTGGCATTCAAGTACCACAGGTTTGGTTGACCTACAGACAAGCCCTACGTGATGTGACAGCACAAGATGGGTTCCCGTGGACAGTGAATTGGCCTGAAGCACCTTAATAAAATCAAACACTAAACTTATTTAAGGGTAAATGATGTCGCAAGACTTAATATTAAAAGACATGGGTACAACGCTTCCGGCGACTAAGCCGGAGTACAATTTAATGCTGTCCAACATAAAGGACAAAATGCCTGCGGTAACAAGGGACACAAGCAATTTCCATAAGTCCCACAGTCAGTTTATGCAGGTTACGTTAGATGTTACAGCCATTACGCCCATACGCTCAATTAAGCACACTTTAGCCGAGATAGATAGAACACGATTAGCGTTGCAAGAAGCGTATATAAGAGTACGTAAACAGCAAGTAAAACTTAAAAAGAAAGAAGCGCAGTTAATTGAGACAGCGGACCCGTTTGACCGTGAGCTTCTTGAAATACAAATTATGGAGATTCAATCTCATTTAGAAGGCACACAGAACTCCGTAAACGGTGCGCTACGAAAGATGAATTTCTTAGTCAATCAGCATGAGCAACTTCTAGAAAAGATAGGCAAGACCGAGATAACCGAAGAAGATTACGAGCTAGAAGAAGCGCGCTACCACATTATGACGTGCATGAAACAGGCTCTTAGTGCGGCTCGTAGTCGTAACGGTATGATCGACGAGGGCAACTTAATCTATCTTTTTGACTTAGGTATTAACGCAGCACAAGCACAAGCTGAAATGTATGCTTACTTAAACATGGAAAACGAACTAATCATGAAGGGTAAAGCGCCGACACATGAGATGACGTTAAATTGGCTAGAAGCTTGTGCAGACAAGTGGGCCGAAGACCCCGCTAAATTTGCTGCAAGTCGTGGGTTCTCGGTTTTGGACAAAACAAGCCTAACCAACAAACTAGAAGACAAAAGCGAGGATGCGTAATGCACCTTGTTGTCGGAACCCCTATGTACGGGGGCATGTGTACTAGTGAGTACACCGAGTCAATACTGGGGTTAAAAGAAGCCTGTATACAGTATGGGATCAAGATGACCTGTATATTTTTAGGTAACGAAAGCCTAATACAGAGGGGCAGGAACACAGTTGCTCATCACTTCATGTCCATGCCGGACGCAACGCATCTGATGTTTATTGATGCCGATCAGAAGTTTGTACCAAACGACATAGCTAAGATGATTAAGGCTGATAAAGGGATTATAGGCGGCCCTGTCCCCATGAAGGGTATAAATTGGGATCAGGTACGTAAAGGCGCAAAAGAAGACTACTTTGACCTGTCTAAACTGACGGGTATATTTAACGTAAATCACTTAGACGGCCACGATATGACAGAAGCGGATAAACCCTTTCAAGTCAGGCACATAGGTACAGGGTTTATGTTGATTCAGCGTAGCGTCTTTGAGCTTTTGCAGCCCCATGTGGGCTGGTATGATAACGGCGGAAGCACTATACCCAAAGGGGTTAAAACTTACGATTTTTTTAAGGTAGAGAACGTAGAAAACGAGTTGCTCTCAGAGGACTACAACTTCTGTCACCTTTACCGTAAATACGGCGGCACTGTCTGGGCTGCGCCTTGGTGCGAGCTAGGGCACTTTGGTTCTTACTTATTTTCAGGGCAGTATGCTGCCCAAGGAGTGCAAAATGGCACATCAAGTAATAAAATACAGGCTGACAGCCGAAGGCACTATTCCTGAGTTTCTTTGCCTAGAAGACGATAGCGTTGGGGGTGTATATGGTACATATCCAACAGGCGCAGATGCGCAGCCATCTCCACGAGATTTAGTACAAGTAGGTATTTCCTGTGACGGCGCTACAGGCGATTTTGAAGTTATTGCCTCGCAAGCGGATTTAGAAACCTATTTGACTAGTATCAGCTCAGACTGGCATGAATATCCTAACCCTACAGAGGAAGACCCAACCG